CTTAATGATCTTCCTGCAATATAACGATCATATTTAAATGCTACTGTCATTCTAAGAACATTTGAACTTTCATATGTTACAGGAATAGAAGAAATTTGATGTGGAAAAAGTCCAACAAATCTATATTCAATTTCTTGATCATAATCTCTATCAAACTTCACAATTTTAGTAAAGTTTGATTTATAATATTCTGGATATTGCATTCTTGAAATATAATCATTTCTATTTTGATTTATTGGAGCAAGTGGACTATTAATTGGATTAATTGATCCACTCGCAATAAACTCCATCCAACTTTCAATAAATTTAAGAGATCTATAATTGTTATCTACATAAAAATCAAGTGATATTTCATCATATTGACGAGTATGGGCAAATTTTTCTCCAATTCCCATAAAGTTTCCTTGAATATCCGCAGTTGCTAAACGAGTTGTAGGAAGAGATGCAGAGCAACAAAGAAGACCAGCATCCTCTGCAATAAATCTAGCATTCACACCTTTAGAAAAAATATAAGATGAAAGTCTTGGATGTAATCCACCAAAAGAAACTTCATAATGAGATGTTTGTGCTAATTTTGTAAAAAGAGGTTTGAAATCTGATATTCTACGCTTTGTAGGCACTCTAAATACTCTTGTAAGGTTAATACTAAAAGTATTTAGATGTCCTATAAAGGAAAATATAAGGTTAAAAATCCAGAAAAATATAAAGGTGATCCTACAAATATAATCTGGAGATCCTTGTGGGAAAGAAAGTATATGAAATATCTCGACGGAAATCCTAACATTTTAGAATGGTCCAGTGAAGAGTTCTTTATTTGGTACAAATCTCCAATAGACAATAGACAACATAGATATTTCCCTGATTTTTTTGTCAAAGAAAAATATTCTGATGGATCTATAAAAAAATACTTGGTAGAGATTAAACCAAAAAAACAGACAGCACCTCCCACAAAACCTCAAAGACAAACAAAAAAATATATTAGCGAAGTTTATGAATATGCAAAAAATCAATCAAAATGGGAAGCAGCTAAAGAATGGTGTGATGATAGGGGATATGAATTTGTAATTTTAACGGAAACTGAGTTGGGTATTAAATAATGCCAAGAAAAAGTCTCAAAGAAAGACAGAATAAAAAAGTCACAGGTTCTAATACTCAAGAAAATCGAATTCGCCCGATTTTAGAAGACCTGCGAAGAATTTCGAGTCCAGATAAAAAAATGAATATGATAATGGAAGCAATTGAAAGCACAAACCGAGGAATGGTTCCACAAGCTGGAAAATATTACACTTTCATTTATTATGCCGAAACTCCAAAATTACTTTACGATAAACACCCTTTAATTAAAGCTGGAGATTTAACATCAAAAGGATTTAGGGGATTTAATTATCATTTAGGATCAATTAAACAATATAATACTACTGGAGACGGTGCTCGACTTGTTAGTGGTTTATATGAAGTTAGCTCCTCTGAATTTGACCTACTTAGAAGAGCGGCATATCAAAATATTGTTAAAAATTCATAAATAGTTCAAAAAATATATGCCAGCTCTAAATCTCCGTTATCCTTTTAAAAATATCGATCAGTCGGATGATTATTTAAAAATAGATGTTCTTAACTATATTCCTCCGAGAATAAATTCTAATTTTTCACAATCATTTGCACAAAACAGTTCAGATACTGCCGGATATGGAAATTCACAAATTTTAGGTTCAGTAATTCTTCCAATTCCTGAAGATATTTCCGATGCTAATCAGACAGATTGGAAAGCTGGGACAATGAATGTCGGGCAGGCTCTTGCTGTTGGTGGTGCATTAAAAACTATTACAAGTCAATCTCTTATTGATGGTGTTGGATCAGTAGTTACTGATATTTTTAATGCCGCAAAAAATGCATCCCAAACTAGCGTAGGGCAACAAGCAATACAAGCAGGTTTCGCATCAAATCTTGCGCAAAGTATTATAGGTACTGAAGTTTCAGGAGTATTGCCAAGACTTACTGGCGCAGTTTTAAATGAAAATACTGAACTTTTATTTAATGGTGTAGTTCTTCGCCCAGCATTTCAATTTAGGTTCGATATGGTTCCTCGATCTGAAAGTGAATCGAGTCAAATTAAAGAGATCATTAGACTATTTAAAAGTGAAATGGCAGGAAAAAAAGGATTGGAGACAGGCGCTGCCGCTGGTTTATTTCTTAAATCTCCTTCTGTGTTTAGATTAAAATATATGAGTGGGGGTCAACCTCATCCATATCTTAATACATTTAAAATTTGTGCTCTTACTGGCACGACTGTAAATTATACTGCTTCTGGAACTTATGCTACATATTCAGATGCAACACCAGTTCATATGAATATGACTTTACAATTCCAAGAACTTACTCCAATATATCATGAAGATTATGTGGATCAAGGTCGTAATTTTAAATTAACAGGAACAGGATACTAAAATGTCTTACTTTAGAGAATTACCAAATTTAGAGTATCAATCATTTCTATTAGATAGAAGATCATCCAGTGATTATTTAATAGTCAAAAACTTATTTCGTCGTGTCAAACTTCGTGATGATTTGCAGAATGTTCTTACAGTTTTCGATAAGTATCAGATTAAAGATGGAGCAAGACCAGAAACTGTCGCAAAAGAAATATATGGAAGTACTCAATATGATTGGGTTGTATTAATTGGTGCAAATATTATTAATGTAAGAAATGAATGGCCTCTTTCAGACAGAGACATTTATAGATATGCAGAAAGCATCTATGGAAAAAATTTATATAACATTCATCATTATGAAACCAAAGAAGTTAGAGATTCTCAAGATCGATTAATACTTCCAAAAGGTAAAATTGTAGATTCAGATTTTACTATTAGAAATCCAGAACGCCCCTTTGAGAATATTATTCCAAATCCTATAGTTGCGATTAGTAATTACGACTACGAAACCAGAAAAAATAATGATAAAAGAGGAATATATATTCTCAAACCAAAATATCTACAACAAGCAATTATTGATACAAGAAAAGGATTAATTTATGATCGTTCTTCACAATATGTAAATGATAAGTTAATTCGCACAGAGAATACAAGAGTCACGATGCCATAAAAAAGGGGGGAAAAATCTCCCCCCTACTAAACTATTCTGCTAATTTTGCGAAATAGGATAAGGATTCGTCATCCTCATCATCATCAACCGCAACGGAGCGAGATGATTTCAGACTATTAAGTTCTCCACGAAGATCCTCGGTGAGTGATGGTGCCGAACCACGATAGTCGTCCTCATCATTAACTTCTTCATCAGTACGACGAGACGCTTTAGTTCCAAGAACAGAATCAAGACGAGTCTTCAGTTCTTCATAAGACTTAAACTGACTTGGGGCAACAAGTTCAGCAAGGGAGTTCTGCTTCTTCCATAGTGCCTCCAGAGCATCATCATCATCCAGAAGAGGTCCGGGAACAGCAAACTCACTCGAATCATAGTTACGATATCCGGCAACATTCTTTGCCTTCAGTTTAAAGTTAGCACCTTTCCAGAAATCAAATGGGTCAATTGATTCCTCATCCTCAAACTCAGGTTGCATCGCTGCGGTAAGTTTGTCAAAGATTTTTTTACCGAACTTATACAGAAAAACACCACCTTCGTTTTCTGGATTAGCGGGGTCTTTTACGACATAAATGTTAGAAATATAAGTCAGTTTACGCTTCTGTTTGCGGGCAATTTCTTTATTGGAATCTATACCAGAGTTCCAGAGACCCGAATTATGTTCGCAAACGGGGCACTTTTGATTCAGAGTAGTAATACACGAGTCGATCAACCACCCGCCGGTTCCCTGAAATGCGTGACTATAAAGTTTTACAAACGGCAGGTCTTCCCCATCAGGAGCAGGAAGAAAGCGAATTACGGCATAACCATTTTGTGATTTATCTACGGTAAGAGACCAGAAGCGTTCATCCGAAGAACCACCAGAGTTATTCATTTTTTCAACTTCTTTCACCAGTTTTTCGGTGAGAGAACCAAGTTTAGATTGTTTTTTAAGATTTGCGAAATTAGACATAGGATATGTTGGATAAATTGGATTTGTTGGATTACTTGTATATTATAGCAAAGAATTGCCAATCAGTCAAGATAATTTTTAAGGGATTCAATAGTTTGTTTCATATTACCAAAGAGAATACCCATATCAGTATC